ATTTCTTTAACATGATTATAGAATTCTATATACTTTTTAATAATCGTAAATATAACTTTTTTTGTATAATCAGAAACATTTATTTTTTTATCTTTAACTATATATTTATCTTCGTTTTTTTCAGCTATTTTTACTTTAATCTCACTTTCTTTATAAAAATCAAAAACTTTATAGAAAATAATTTTGTTTTTATTTTCTACTCTTATAAATAAGTCAAAGTTATTTTCAAAATCTAAATTACCAAAAAATGTAGTTATTTTTGCTCCATTCTCAAGTAATATCCCATCTGGATAAGATTTTTTAAAATATTTATATATACTCATATTTATTCCTTTTATTCATATTATTCATAAAATTTAAAATCCATTCCTTTATCTAAATTTTCTATTTCATAATTCCATAATGCCATATTACTATCATTTATTAAATCAAAAGTTATTTCACTTGCTATTTTTTCTGCATCAAATTTTTTATATTTATATTCTTGTATAACGTTTTGCAATTCATCAAAATCATAATATTCAAAATTATTTTTATCTTCTTTTTTGTATTCAATTTCATTAAAAAATGGCTTTGTTTGATAATAATTTTCTTTGAATTTAACTATTGGCATAATAACTAACTTTTTTACATTTCTGTTATAATATCTTGGAAAAAAATCAAAATATCTATAACAAAAAATAATGTCTTCATTTTCAATTATATTACAATTATTTAATATATTTTCTTTTATTAAATTTATATTTTTTATTAATGTTTGTTTATTAGTTATAGTTTTTTCTATTGTTTCAATTCCTTTAAATTCTTCATTTAAATTTTTGAATTCTACTTCAAAAACGTGATTTTGACTTCTTGAAAAAATATCTATATATTTCATTTCTCTTTTTTTAGCTTCAAAATAACTATATTTCATTTTTTTCTCCTTTTTAATTAATAATCAATATAAAAAGTGCAGGTTTTTATTCCTGCACTCCAAAATATCCATCTAAAAACTTTTTTCCAAAAGCTTTTATATTTTTACCATCTTTTTCAATTTTTAATTCTTCTAATTCTTCTCTTGTTTTATCAAATAATACATCACCATATTTTTTATATGCTAATTCTACTAATTTTGCAGTTTCAATTCCAACTCCAGCTATAGAAGATAAAGGCATTAATATTTTATTTTTATCTTTTTTATCTGGTGAACAAGCAATTGAATTAGATGAAAAATTAGGTTTTACTATTTCAAATCCTCTTAATTTCATTTCCCATATTAAATTTGCTATACGAATATTATTTTTTACTTTTACATCATTATCACTTTGATGTTTTGCATGAGAATGATATTTATATAAATCTTCTAATGTATTTGTTTCATTATAAAATTTTATATAATCAAAAGTATTATTTGAAGTATTTGTTATACCATATCTATTTATTGCTGAAGCATAAAAAGCTTGCGGATAATAAATTTTATAATAAAATATTCTTAAAGCATTGATAATATATGCTGTTGCGTGCGACTGAGGGAAAAGATACTTAATGGTATTAAGTATTTCAACATACCATTCTGGACAATTACTTAATAATTTTTGTTTCCATTTTTCAATACCTTTTCCTTTTCTTACAGATTCTGAAATAGTAAATGCTTCTTTAGGTTCAAAACCATATTTTTGAGTTAATTGTTTGAAGATTATATCTCTATATGGTATTAAATCTTGTGTTTTAAACCCTTGTTTAATATATGGCATTTGACATTCAAGAACTGCGGTTCCGTGTGAATACCCACTAAAAGCAATTAAGTCAAACATATTTTTAGGTTTTAATTCACTTAATGTTTTCATTGTAAAATCTGAGTTCATTTCAGAAATACCCATTGTATTAGATGGAAACGGATATAAATCTTCTTTTTCTTTTAACCCTATTACTTCTTTATTTAATATTCCATCATATAAAACTGGATTATTAAATCTTATATTTTTAAAATCAAATCCAGTAAAATCTTTCAATTCTTTCAACATTGTTGGATCTGAATGCCCTAACATATCAAGTTTTATTAATACTGATTCGCTTTAATTCGACTATATCTTCTGTTCCATAATAATTATGGCTTACTACGCACTTCCAAATTACGAATTTCACGTAAAATGTACTCTACTCACTTCGTGTAATTAAAAATTACCTTATTTTCAAAAGTTAATAAGTATATCACTCTTAATCCTTAAAACGGCTTTTTATAGTTTTCGATAGTCTGTTGAGTTTTATTCATCTAAATATTCAAAAAAATAATTTTTATATTTTTCTTTTCTTTTGCAAAATCTAGCAACCATTTGTCTATTTAAATTTAATTTGTTTGCTAGCTCTGTTGAGTTATTAAAAATTATTTTTTCTCCATTTTCAAAATTGCAAATTATTTTTTTTACTTTTTTTGGATTTTTATAATTAATTCTTTTATTAATTTCAGTTTGTGTAGAATCTTTTCTAAAAAGAAAAAATTTACCATTATTCATTGTTAATTGTTTTCCTTTTAGAATTAATCCTATAACAACGTTACAAAATCCTTCTCTTTCATATTCCATAGTTGTATATTTAAAAGATAGTTCTTTTCCGTTTTTATCAAAAAGAACTATTTGTTTTTGTTTTAAATTTTCTATATCTTTTATATTTCTAAAATAAAAATTATCATTATGTCTTAACCATTTTTGATTTTTTGAAAATTTATGAGGTATAAAAATATTTTTTTCTTTTAAAAGTTTTTGTTTACTTTCCCAAATTTTTATAATTTCTAAATTATAATCACACTCATAAATTTTTACTCTATTTATTTTATTTGATAATTTTCTGCTTTTAGAAACTTTTTCTTTAAAAGTTAAACTTGAATTAGTTCCTTTGTTTTTACCACCACTAAAAACATTATAACCATTAGGTTCAATACTGTTGTATTTGTTTATATATTTTATTTCTAAAAAATTAGCTTTTTCTTGAGAATTTGTTTCTTCTATTATTTCAACGTTAAAATTTTCAAAACCATATTTTTTAATGTCTAAATAAAATTGAGAAGTTTGCCAAATTTTATTAGGAATTGTTCCTCTATATTTATGAACTCTAATTCTTTCTTTAAAGTTTTTAGTTTGTCCAATGTAAATTTTATTATTTTTTTTATTTGTTATTTTATAAATAGTTATCATATGTTAGAAACCTCCGTAGTATTTTTTTCTAATATATGATTATTTAAATTATTTTGCAATTTTTGAATATTTTCAGAATACTTACCACAGGGTTACAAAGCTATTCCCTGTTAGCATAACTTCAAATAATCATTTCCTATTATTCCATAAACTTATGTAAGTTATACACCCTATTTTTATAGGTTCACGTAGTTGTTTTTTTTATCCTTACAGATAAAAAGAGACCAAATCAATCTCATGATATTCACAAAAACTTGATAATTCTTTTTTCTTTCCGTCGTCTGATACATACACTAATGGAGTTACATATTCAAAAGGTATATCGCTTGGTTTTACTAATATACCGCCCGTTACTACCCCTACTTTCATAGTATTTTTAATTTATGACTTTTAAGTCAGGGACTAGAGTACACCATCACAAGTTCTTTGTGGAGATATGGTACTCGTTGGGAGTCTATCATATATTTTTAATACTTAGATAGTTTCTCTGCTGATTACCCATTGTTAATAACACTTAGGACCTTTATAGGTTTTTATTTCACCTTATGTCATACAATTCATTTTTTCTTTCTTTTGATAACCATTCAGCTTAAAGTTTCCAATTACTGTTTAGGTTGAATTGCCTTTAGGGATTCCCAGCATATAAATCTCTATTTTTTAGCTCAGTATTCCTACTAAACTCCCCAAATTTTAGGGTGCGAACCTGTAGTTCTCATTGTATGTATATTTTTAGCAAAAAAATCTATATCAAATTCTTCATTTTTTACTTTTTCTTGTATGTTAGGTATATTTCTAAATATATCATTTTTCAAAGCATCTTCTTGGTATATTTGTTGTGTTCCAGATTTAATTGCATTTTCTTTTCCAAATAAATCTATTACTCTTTGTTGAACGCTAGACTGTACATTTTCAGAGAAGTTCAAGTCTATATCTGGTATTTTTGTTTTCATTATTTTTCCATTTTCATCTTTTTCAATCCAACCAACAAAGTTATGAGATTCTATTGATACTCCATCACCTTTCATTATGTTACCACAAATAGGACATGTCTTATCTGGTAAATCCAAACCTGTTTTTCCTTCTTCTTCATACCATTCTATGTTATGACAATGTTCACAATAATAATGACTATCCAGTGGATTCACTTCACTTATTTTAAGTAAATTACTTATAATCATACTACCAACAGAACCTCTTGAACCAACAATATAACCTAATTCTTCTGAATCTCTACAAGATTTATAAGCTAACATATAGAGAGTTTCAAAACCAGATTCTCTTGTAAGTTCTAATTCATATTCAATTCTTTCTTTTATTTTTTTGTCTATTGTTTCTTTAGTTCTATCTTTACTGTATTTTTTTATTGCTTCTTCCCATACCATTTTAGGCATCTCTTCTTTAGAATTCATATTAGGAAATTCTGGAAGAAATAATTTATTTGGTAAAATAGTTATATCAAGCCCATTTATACATTGTTCAGCTAATTTATTTGTATTATTATTCATTTCTTCTATTTCTTCTAAAGTAAAACCTTGTTTAGTATAATCTTTTATCACATCATCATAAGACATTACATAAGGTTGAGTTTCTATATTGAAATCTTCATCAGTAGATGTTCTTTGTTCATCACCTTTTGAAAAATTATTTAATATTAAATGAATATATCCATTTTTAAAATTAGAACGCAAAACCCTATCTTCTTTAGAAGTAATATGAGCATCTGACACTATAATACAAGGAACATTTTCTTCTTTACATATTTTATAAATTTTTCTATGTAAAGCATAAACATCTTCTTCTGTTTTTATATTTTTAAAATCTTTATGTTCAACCATAAATATATTGTTCCAAGAAGGGTGTATTTCTACAGCATCTAAATTATGTACCCATTCTCTAAATTCTTTTTCTTTTCCTTCAACTATCAATTTCATATGTTTACCAAAAGCACAAGCTGAAGTAATTATAAAACGCTTTCTTATTTCTGGTTGAAATAAATATTCATAAGGAATAACAGGTCTTTTACCATACATTTTTTTATCAGCTTCAGTTGGAGTAGAAAAGTAATCAGTATATGATTTTGTAATTATTTTATATAATTCCACTAAACCTTTATTTATTTTTAATTTTTCTCCATGATAATCAATTTCTTCATCTGGAGTTTTTAATAATAAAATTAAATGATCTCTATCTATATTATTAGTAGAATTTATGTTGTTCTCTAACTGTTCTTTTTCTTTTATTTTTAATAAAGATTGTGATTTTATATTTTTTATATTTTCTTTTAATTCTTTTATATTTTCATTACAGTTTTTTATTTCTAGAACTTTCTCGTTATATTTTTCTAAAGCTTCAAATTTTTCTTCTTCTGAAATTGTTTTTCTTGAAGAATATCTTTTAAATTCATCTCTTTCTTTTCTGAGTTCTTTTAAATTGTTTTCTTGTTCTTCTATATCAAAGTTTATTTTATCTATTTCATTTGAAACATTATTTTGGCTTAATTCATTTATTTTTTGTTTAACAGTTTCATTATATTCATTTAAAGAAACAGTATACATTTCAGTTCCAAGAATTAATTTTTTATCAGTTTTTCCTTTTAATTGATTTACAAAAGGAATAAATCCAAATACTGAACCATGATCAGTTATTGCCATAGCATGGCATTTATTTGAATTAAAAGCTTTTAAATAATCTTCTGGAGAACTTAAAGCATCATTTTTAGAATACATAGTATGACAATGAAGTTCTGCTCTTGAAGTATCATAATGTTCTTTTTCTTGTTCTACTTCTATTTCAGATATTTCATTAATTATTAGTTGATAATCAATTTCTTTTCCTAGTTTTTTTTCACTTTTGCTAATATAAGCTGAATTTCCCAATTCTATCCTTCCAGTTACTAAATAATATAATTCAGTTTTAAAGAACATAGGAGCTTCTGTAAACATAATTCCTTTTAATGTTTTTTGTTTATCTGGAATCTCAAACAAAAATGAATTTTTATATTTTCCATTTCTTGTTTTTTTAGATTCAAATTCCTTTAATTGAAATACTGTTTTTATATTTTGTTTTATATGATTAGATAAATTTGTTAAATCTGTAGTTTCAACATTATTTATTTGAATTTTTGAATCTAAAGTTACATAAAATGAAAAATTAGGAAATCTTTTTTCTAATTGTTCTATTGTATTTTTTAGATATTCTTGTTTTTTTAAATCTTTGGTTCTTATTTCTACTAATTTTTTATCATTTTTTATAATTATTTTTATATCTTTATGTAATACTAACATATATACAACACCAACTTTTGAATTTTAATATTTTAATTATTTATCTTTCTGCTTTTTATTTTCTTTTTTTAAATCTTTGATTATCCTTTTTGCTTTTAAAATAACAGATAACCAAGCATTTAATTTAAATACATTCATATTAATCAACTCCTTATTTTTAATTATTACATTCTATTATTTAATTCATCTAAAATAAAATCTGGGTCTACTTTTAATTCTTTTGAAAGTTTTTTAATATTAAATTCTAATTTATCTATCATTTCATTATTTCTTAATAAACTATTCTTCAATTCATTTTCGGTTTGCAAAGTTAAAACAAGCTCATCGTCATTAGTTTCTATTTTACATAGTCCAGCTGTTTCTAAACTTTCTATAAATTTTTTTAATTCACTAAAATTATCAAATGTTTTATTTATATTTTCTTCTCTATATTCTTGTATTTTTATTTTATTTATTTTTATTTCCATATTATTCTCCTTTAAATATTAAAAAAAGAACATTTTTATTATGTTCTTTTGAAAGTTCTTTTTTGTATTTATTTATATTTTTTTCAATATTTTTAAAGTTTACATATTTTCCAAATAAACTATGTTCTTCATTTACTAAATAAAAATTATTATTTTCAATTATCATTCTTAATTTTATATTTTCTATTTTTAATGTATTTAATATGAGTATTCTATTATTTATTACATGATTTAATTTTATATTTTCATATGGTATTGTTAAATTATATTTTGAGTAAAAAATATAAAAATCATATTCATTTAATTTAAATAAATTATATCCTTTTTTTATATCAATCCAATGTTGTAAAAAAGTTTTAATATAATTTATTTGATTTATTTCTTCTGTTTTAAAATCAATAAAAAATTCATCAGAAAGATTTAAATAATAATTATTTTTTGAGAAGAATCCATGCTCAGTTAATACAACTTCAGTTTTTTTCTTTTTATAATTATATATTATAAATTTTGTTTTATTTTTTATAATTAATAAATTTTTATTTTTAAATAATATCTGAGTATCAATTTCAAAATGATCTTTTATATAATCATATTTTCTCACTTTTTCTAATTTTTTATTTATAAAAAATTTTTCATTTGTTTTTGTATTATGAATGAAAAATATATTATTTTTATGAAACTTTGATACTTTAGTAATTTCTGTGTTTTTTTCATAAAGTAATTTAAAAAAATAATTAGTATCTTTTTTGTTAAAAAAATTATAATTAAAAATATTTGTTGGTCTTAAAAAAAATTTATTATTTAAAATATTTAAATATATATATTTAAAT